TTCAATGCGACGGAGGTATGTGTCTTGCGCGTAAATAGATAGAGCACCCAACCGAACAGGCCACCGGGGCGATAGTATAGCTTGTATCCCCGTATCCCGTCGTCAATCTTGAACGGCGCACGGGGAACCGACCTAGTCGCCATCGGTCAGAGGAACGAGGAGCTTTTCGGCGACCGCCGTCAAAAGCGCCTCAATGAAAGCCACCTCCTCCTCTTCTGACAGATCGCCGGGGAGGTCGAGCTTGCCGGCCAGGGAGACCGCGACCTTGTGGCGCTCTTCCGGTGTGTCGAGTGAACGCAAGAACAGTTTGAGACCGAGTCTCAAGAAAAGCGGGAACACCGCCTTGCCTAGATTGAACAGTAGTGTTTTCATGTTGTCCTCCTGTTTTGTTATGGTGAAATGATTGCGTGATCACGAACGAATTCCAATACTCTGATTGCTAGGTTGATGAGTCCCACGCCGAAAAACGCCAGGATGCCTCCGATAAGACCCCAGCGAATTCGTCGCTTATCCTGCCAGCGCTCCCTCTGTCCATCTCTGGGTGCATGTGCCGCCACAAAGGCCTGGAGTGCGGTTTCAAACCCCTCTGCTTGTTTCTTGAGCGCCTCCTGGAAGCTGCCATTCATGGCCTGGTTCAACTTTTGGATCTCTGCCAACAGCGCATTGCTGGCTATAAGCAACTGCTTGAATCCGTTCTGGCTGCTGTCCTCATGCTGGCGCACCCGCTCTATGGCGGTGGTCATGGCTTCAGTGTTCTTTTCGATCAGCCTGATTAGAGCTTCTTCGGAAGGCATAATGTCTCCTAACAGAATATCCCAGCCAGCACTATCAGTTCAGCCCGCCCTTCCAATGATTGCCGGGCTGTGGTGCGTCATTGTACAATTCCAAGTCATGTGCGTCGGGCACGTAATCAGGCCACTCAACCACACGAATAGTATCGGTTGCATCCCAAGCCGCCAGGCTGGTCAGAGAATCGCCCGCCATTGTAATAGTGGCGAAGGTATATGGCACCGATGGCAACTGGCTATGTTGCAGAACTCCGCGAGTAATCCAATTATGCGGCAGTGTTAGCCGCGCCTGTCCCAGAGTATCGCCGCCCCAATAATGTCGCCAGTTTCGACTTGTTACATCGGTATCGTCATTCAAATCGTTGCTACCATAGATCGAACCGGCAAGCCAGTAATCGGGGTTGCTATCGGAAGAGTCGCAATTGATGAACGTATTCGCAAAGGCCGTGTTATCATAGCAGCTATCCGCATGTGTGTAACCGTCAATAGCGTCTTCATCAGGGATACGAATACCGATATCAGAGTCAACGATATGATTGTTGTACACCTGGTTGTCATTGCAGTCATGAAGAATGTAGATCGCTTCGTCGCAATCTATCAGATAGTTGTTGAAGATTCGGCATGTATCCGCGCTATACTCCAAAATGATGCCCCAACCTGTACTGTCGAAGCCGCTAACGGTGTTATTGTAGAAATCAACATTGTAGCTGAAATAAGCCGGCGTATTATCCTCCTCGCCGCCGATATGGAACCCATGCAACCCGTTGTCCTCATTGCCGTCTGAAGTGTAGGTGTTGCCGTGAATCGTTCCGTCATGAAACTCGCCTACAAACAGCGGTGCGCCCCAGGTGCCGTTAAAGGTGTTGTCCGCGATTTCACCGCCTGTGTAGTTGCCCTTCAACTCCAATCCACGGCTGCCGGCATTAAAAGCACCTGTATGGGTAAAGGTGTTACCGGTAATAGTCACATCGTAAGCACTGGCCGTGTTGGCGGAAATAATGCCATCAGCAGTCCCGGCAACATTGATTGTCGAATTTGTTACGATCAAATGCCCAGTGTTAGTTGAAATCATTTTGATCGCCTGGTACGCCGTACCAGTTGGCACGTTGAAAGTGCAATCGTCAACTGTTAGCTCGCACGCACCACCGCCAGCATAAACGGCTTCTTTACTGTTACCCGGATTAAACGTAGTGCCGGAAAAGTCGTAAGTTCCAGGGCCATCAAGTTGAATTGAAGCCAATGCACCTAGAGCCGCGCCAACGGTACAGTTATCAAGATTCAAATTACCAGTACACCGCCAACCGCCATAACTGGAACCTGAAGAGGCCAGCATATCTTCAATCGTAGTGTTGCTGATTGTGAGAGTATCATCACCCACAAGATAACCATAGCCATATTGTAGACCATTGTACTCGATTATACAGGAATCAATATAGTTATGTGTTGCTCCTCCTATTTCATCACTAGTAAGACATAGTATATTATAATCTGAAGTATACGCAAGATACAGGTTCCTCAGCGTAATCGCATCAGCATCCATCTTAATGCTGTAATACTGCACTAAAGGCGCATAACAAGAGTCGAATGCAGCAGAAAAGTGCAGGTACAATGAATCAGTATCCGCACTGAACCAGACCGTATTATCTGCACCGTCCATTGTAGTCGAATCGACAGCAAAAGCATAGAAGGTGTTATCAACCCACACTCCTTGATCAGGATTGCTTGAATTAGGGTGATGCACAGAATAGATGTCGCTATTCAGAAAGCAAGAATCCGGCTCATAGTAATGTGCGCCCATAACACGAGTATCGTCTGAATTATTGCCACGAATCAGCACTGACTCATTAATATTCAGATATTCGTAGTAAGTTCCTGCCGCTACATTGATTGTATCGCCTGTTGAAGCAGCAGTAATCGCAGCGGAGATAGTACTCTGCTCCGCAGGCACTTCGATCTGCTCGCCTATTCCTTGACCATAAAATAGTAAAAGAGATAGAGCGTAAAGAGCCCACTTAGATTTCATACTAATCCTCATCATAGTAGGTGTTCAACTCAAAAGTTCCAGCAACAGAGTCACTAAGAGTAATTTTGAAGTATACCCCACAACACCTGTCCATAGTTCCAAGAGACCAGTGATCTACATATGAACTGGAAAGAGTCTCAGAGCTACAGAGTGTTGTGTAATCAGAAGCATCACTGGAGATGTTCCCTTTGCACGAAATTTCCTGAAATTCAATCTTCAAAGTTCCTGTACAAGTAGAACTAGCTTCTTCAACCCAAACAGACCAACCAGAGCCAGAAGCAGCCCTATAAGCAGCACCGATCCCAAGCCAACTCTTCTCAAAGTATACAGTAACATATTGAACGCCTGCTTCCGAGCAGGTAATTTCATTTACCTTAACTTTTGTCTTCCCTTGAGCTGCACAAAAGATAAGTGTGCAAGCAAGGAAAGTCATCAGAAATTTCTTCATAGTTCACTCCTTTTTAGTAAACAAAAGCTTTTGTATCTAATTTATGGAAAATAAATAAAAGTCAATAGAATTATAGCCACCACTCAGGAAAGGCTATTTGAAGATAGTGTTTAAGGAAATATTGAAAGACTTTTTCAAGTCCCAACACTGATAAAGCAATTACAAACCAAACATTCTCACGTTTGTACCATTTAGGCTTTTCACTCTCAACAAAAGGAGTTTTAGCAAGAGTCTTCTCAACAGCATCTACTCTTTCTTCTATCTCTTCACCAGGATACTTGTCAAGAACATGCTCCACTTCACTAACCCTGTTTTTGAGGTTGATAGCACAGCTTTGTATTTCTTCTTTGACCTTTTTCAGATCATCAACCTGTAATTCCAACTTCAAAACAGTATCATGAGTACTCGTTACAGCTTCTTTCAGATCTCCAACAGTTTCTTTGATAGGATCTACAACAAGCTGTAGTAATTCAACCATTCCTATTTCATCATTGCCCATATTAATCTCCTGTCAGAGGTCGAGGATACAGCCAAAATCGACAAACACCATCTTCAACCCCAAACACCTCAAGGAGTTGTGAAGATTTTACATAGAACGAGTCCCCAGGCCCAACGATTCGCTCACAAACAACATCCTCTGAGCCTTCGTTCCTTATAAAAACATGAACCCAGCCAGACAATACATGAGCATACATAGAGGCTCCTTTATGCCCATGAGAAGCAAAGTGTGCGTTCTTCTTAAAAGTCCCCTCACGCATCTCCCAATCTTCACCAATCCAAAGACAATCTCCAGTCCCATAAACATGCCCATCTACATCAACATATTCCTTTCTACACCTTTTAACTTTCTTAGTAAGATTCTTGATGTAGTTAGAAACCTCCTCCAAGCGTGCAAAGGAGTCTGTTTTCTTTTCAAGCATATTTATCTCCCAAGTAAAAAGAGAAGGGATGAGACATGTGTATGATCCCATCCCTCCAACAAGAAAGACATTAAAATATTAATAGAAAAGGATCATAAATATGTTTGAGGAGGGGAGAGGACAGGACTCCCCTCCTCAATATAATCATGAACCTTAGTCAATCTTTGCAACCCAACGGTAGTCGGTATTAGCAACACCGAAATGAGTGTTAACCTTGAATCGGTAGACAATCTTACGACTGAATGCCAGATCAGAATCAGCACCCTGAGATGCAGTAGTGGGCTTCTCTACCCAGTTCAGTTGCAGCTGGTTCTTCGGAACTCCAAGGAAGAAGTCCGCAGAGTCAGCCAGATAAGCAGACTCAACCACATTGAACTTATTCTTAAAGAAGTTTGGCAGATCCTTAGATACTCCCGTAGTAGTATCAGCAGTGGCCCCATGTGCATCCTGTGCAACATACGAAGCACCCAACAGCTTAAAGGTCTCGATTGTCTGTCCAGGCGGAATTACCAGAGTATCTGGTACAATCGTGATCTTCTCACCACGATCATCCACCATATCAGCAAACAAGTTGTAAGCCGCAGCTAAAGTAGCCCAAGTTACTCCAGCACCACTATGATCAGCATAGTTAGCATTAGTCTGCAAATCAATCACAGCCGAGTGATCAGTTGAATAGAAGCCACTGGCAGTAACAGTAGATCCATTGTAATAGAATCCCTTGTTCGCAGCCTCATCAAACACAGAACGAGCAGTGCCCATCTCCAAGGTCTGGATGATACCTTTCGCAACCTTCTGCATAGCTTTGTTAGCCAAACGATTCACACGATCAATAACCTGACCAGTCTGATCATTGTAAATAACTTCCCAAGTCAGAGACACAATACGACCGAAATCCCAGTAGAAGATTCCAACCTTTTTGTCTCCGATGTCCGATTCCTCGTAAGGCATGCTTGGGCCACGCAGCGCCAACTCTTCATGCGCACCAAATCCAGGAATTTCCTCGAAATCAGTGTGTCCCGCATCACCTTCCGTTACCAGAGACAGCTCACGCTGTCCCGCATAATCCTCATATACACCCAGAACCAGATCGGTGAAATAAGAGTCAACGATGTAAGGCATAGCAGAATGCGTAATTGCCTCAGCAATAGCAGCATGTCCTGATCGACCTGGGCCACCCAGAACACCATCAGGATCTACAACTGATTCATAGACTTCTTTCAGCGAGAAAGAGAGAGGATCATTTTCCTTTTTAGCCTTCTGCAAGAGCCGACTAAAATGTTTACCAGTAGCAACCTTCGAACGAGCAGTACCTTTGCCGTACTTGTTCTCAGCTTGCTCCACAATAGTCCCGTAAAAATTCTTACTCATGTATTTACCTCCCTTTCTTAAGCGCCAGCTACTGTGTTATCACCATACTGCACAAAGTCGAAATACACCGGATAACCACTCGCAGTGGTTGCTGCAGAGTCCGTCATAGGACGACCAACCAACACATAAGTAGCACCCGTTGCCGAAGTAGCAGAATTAGGCTGGAACTTGTACTTAGAGTCAGTATAAGACAGGAAGCCCAGAGCCGCGAAATTACTCGCACTGTTATTCCCCAGCAGAGGAACCTCAGCAGTAAACTTTCTCAGGATAGTAGCAGTTCCGTTATTGACTTCAACAACCAGACCAAGGACAAGATCAGCAACCGCTTCGGATTGCTCCACATTGTCATTGGTGACATTGTATTTCACCAACATACCTACAGCAACAGTGGTAGCGCAAGCAAGTTTAATAGTGTCTTCATGAGAAGAATAAATAGAACGTACAACAATTCCATAATCATCAATCATTAGAGACCTCCTTATTCATCTTCATGATTTAATTCAAGTAATTCATCATCAGAGAGTTCCTTCTCATCTTCATCGGTCTCTTTCTCTTCGACCACGACTTGACCATCGGGAGTCTCCTTAGTCTTCAGAGTAACAAGATTCTCCTTCAGACTCTTCATAGCCTCCTCGATATCGGCTCTCTCTTCCCCAATCCACTTTTTGTGGAACCAGTTGTCCTCGTCAAGAACAAACTCTTTGAGCTTATCAGGAAGTTCAAGTTCCTCAACAATCTGGGCATACTCTGCCTGATCATCAGCGTTCTTGACCCTCTCCTCAAGCTTCTCCTTCTCATCAGTCGCAGTCTTAAGATCTGCTGTCAACTGATCCTTCTCCTTAACCAAATCCGCTTTGGCAGTTTCAAGATCGGTCTTCTCAGTCTCAAGAGTAGCGATAGAATCGTTAGCAGTCTGCAAATCGGTCTTTAGACCTTCAATCTCAGCTGTACGAGCTTCAATGAGTTCCTTAATGGCACTCATGTTGTCCGTACTGAGACTTTCTTGCAGCTTCTCAAAGAGTTTCTTCAGCTCTTCATTCATAGACGCTTCCTCCTTAAGTTTAGGTTCATTAGTTTTCAGTTTATTTAGTTCTTCGTTCATTTGAATCTTAGTAGTTGGTCTCCAAGACTCCTTCATCAAAGCTCCGGCAGCGGCAGGTCTGTGAACCCAATCAGAACTAGCCAATGAGATCCACACGAGGGGGGTTATAACAACACGACCGTCTTCTAACTCTTCCTCTTCTGTCTCACAATACCCGTGCACCGAAATCCCTATTTTTTCAGGGGTTGCAGAAGCTTTCGCGAATACTTCTTCAGCCAAAGGAGTCTCGTCATAAAAGGCCACCTTAGAATAAACCCCGTCGGCTCTAGCATCGAATGTGCCGGGGATATGATAAGAAACAGCATCTTGTACTCGTCTAGAATAAGCATCCCACTCCGAATGATTACAGAACATCACCGGAGATTCTTCAAGCACAACTCTAAAAGACTCAGAGCTGGCCAGCGTGAAATTTGTCCCATTCGCGGAAATCCCGTGGCGGTAGTGCCTCACAAGAGCTTGTTTCTCCTCTTTACCCTCAGAGTTCTTTACCACATTACACTCAATAATTTCAGAACCAGGGAAAATAAATTCTTTCAAATTCCTCTTATTTGGCATCAACACCTCCGTCTCTGTATCTACAATTATCAAAGTGCCATCTCTTCATAGTAAGCCCCACTCCTTCTTTTCCACAATGAGGACAAACAAGAATTTCTCTCTTGCCACAGTTTTCAAAGTGCCACTGTTTCATAGTACTTTCTCCTCCAACTTTCCCACAAACAGGACATGTTACCACTTTTTGTTTAAACTCTTTACCACAGTTGTCGAAATGCCAGCGCTTCATTTGAGAAATCCCACCAACTTTTCCACAGTGAGGACAGGTAACATTATGCCCTTTTCGAGCTTCCGACATCTTCTGCTTAGTTTCTTCTGAAGGGTATCTCCCCTGACCAGCCTCGCCTATCTTTTGCTTATGCTCCTCAGAAAGCTTTTTACCAAAGAAATGATGCCTTTCACCTTTCCGGGCCTCAGACATCTTCCTTTTCGTTTCTTCAGTATGATGCCTATCTTCCTTTTTCTTCTTACTCCAAGGATTCACCCACTCAGACTCTTCTCGTATTTTCTGAAGAACTGCTCTTTTCTTTTCTAAAACCTCACCACTATACTTCCTGCCAGAAAGAGCCTCACTTATCTTCCTTCTTGACTCTTTCGTATGGGTCTTCCCGTAAAAGTGATTCTTTTCCCCCATACGAACTTCTGACATCTTCTTCTTGGTTCTATCAGATATCTCATAACTTCCACCGCCAGTAGTAAGATTATACCCAGAATTGAAAGTGTTGTAGCTCTTAATATACAACTTCTCAACATCATTCAAGGTATCTCTAGTAGCATCTGGTGAAAGTACCTCAAGAACAAACCACTCAAAAGCATCCTCACCATATTTCCTAAGAGCATTATGAAAATAATTAGAAGATCCTCTGGATGAGAAGAAGTGATGCTCTTTCCTTCTCTCTTTCAAAGTCTTAGTAGTCTGCCCAACATAAGACTTCCCATTCACCTTGTTTACAGCCCTATAAACAATCAAATCAACCCCTAAAAATTAGATGTCTTTGATCTGTACATATAATATACGAAAAAAAAATGATAAAGTCAAGTTTTCCAAGGGTCTAGGAGACTAATTCGACCCCTTTCACCGGGTTTTTGGGGGGTGAAATGCTTACAATTGTCAATTTGCGGTCATTTACACAAATCTCTACGAACCATATATTCCCTCCAAAAGATACCTAAAATGAGACTCGATTTTGATCGTTTTGCGCTCAATGCTAGGGTCGCACGTTCTTCCACCCATAAGAGGTACAACAATTTTACCGTAGAGCCCTTCCCCTTTATTATCAAGAATATACTTAATTACAAGAATCGTATAAAGTCTATCCTCAAAGTCTTCAATCTGCTTAATATCTGCAACCAAAGACTCAATTAATTCATCTAATTTACTCTCCTTGCTCATTTTCATTTTCCTCAAGCTTTTCAACCTTAGTATCTGACAAGTCCTGAGTCTCCAACATATGAAGAGCTTCTCGTAGAATACCCTTTAACTCCAACAAATTCATAGAACTAGCACAAACTTTTTCCACTGTAACCTGTCCCGTTTCTGGGTAGAAAGCAATATGAATATGTCGTGGAGTAGTGGGATTCAACTCCAAAGCCTCTTCAATCTGTTCTTTAATCCGATCATCATCAGTTCCCATAGAAAACTCCTTTACTCTTTTTCAGTTTTAGGTTCTTCTTCAGGTGGATTCAACACCTTCGCAATTTGCTGTTCTTGAATCATCTTAACCAACTCATGCTTACGATCAAGACCCATCTTATCAGAGAATGACTCAAGAGACAGGACACCGGCACCTCGTTGAATATCAAGAGACTCTGTGTCCTCTTTACTATTCTCAGTAAACACATTTGGAAAGATAAATACGAAATAGTCAGAAATAGTCTCAGTTGGAACAGCTGTCTTGGATTTAAGCATTCCAGCAATCTTACTTGGATCTATCTCATCCAACCCATGATTCATTTCAACCAGTAAAGTTGGAATCCTTACTTTCTTCTTAAGCAATCCTTTGCTAAGACCAAACGAGATCTGAGTCGCTAATAGCTTTCTGAATGACTCAGAGGTTCGTCTTCGCATAGTTAGAATGTTTTGATGGAAAGCATTGGCTGACCTCTTAATCGACGCGTAGACCTGCTCATTTGCCCTCTGAGTCATGATATCCATTGGTTGTCTTGCAGCAGTAGCTATCAAATAAATAATAGACAGATAATCATCCTTCACCTCAGCCGCACGGATATTAGCAGCCACAGCTTCCCACTCCTCATGTGGAGGCACAACCATAGTCGTACCAGTCGCAGGAGCACGATTAGTATGAGGATAAGTATCACCAACTACTTTCACATCAGTTGCTGCACTCTTAATTTTCTTGAACCAGACTACTCGTGAACGCTCATGATTCAAAATAACACGATCAATAATGAAATCCTCAGCCCAACGAGCCGGTCTTAATGCTGTTTCAATTGGCACAACACCACGGATCTCATCCCCATCACTCCACTTCGTAAACAGAATGCCTCGTGAGTTCTTCTTGAAAGAGAACTCAGGATGCTCAATATTGGGGATCTCAACCGTCTTAACCTTTCCACCCTCTAACCAAGAAACCTTAAACGCCCTGACAAGATCTCTGTTATTGTCATCAAGAACAAGTCCTTGAATCTCAGAAGGATACAACTTTCTCGCTACCAAAGTCTTCCCTCTCTTAGTCAAAAGCCAGAAATACTCACCGTCAATAGTCATAGACTGAATAAAACGCCTTTGAACTGGTTGAATATCTGAATTCCAGAAAGGTGTTAAGAACTTAGCAATGTCATCATTTGGTACATAGAAAGCTACGCCTTCACCCAAAACATAGTTCTTGTAATTCTCAACAACAGAATTGATATGAGGATCTAGGTGATACTTAGCATAAGCAGCATCTTGAGTGTTCCTTAAGACAGTTGTTCCCTGAGCCCTACCTGAAGCACCCCCTGATGTCCGACTCCATTGATCATACCCCTCCTTGATGTTAACTCCAGCATTTTTAAGGTCTTGCTCAGAGAAGTTGAACCAACCCATATGCTGCCAGAATGACATCTTCTCACCATCAAGCTTGAAAGGAACGACTCTCCCCTCACTTTCCCATAAGCCCCCCATCATATACTCAATAGCAGACGGGTTATCCTTCCGAAAACGATCTATATCCCTATAGATGTTCTGAATGCTAGAACCTATCTCCTGCTTCATCTGTTCAAGATCTTCCTCAGAAAGAATTCTTACATTAAAACGATTTTGAACGAAATTCTTAAACTTTCCCATTAATATCTCCTTTTCAAGTCTCTATAGAATCCATCCTCATTTGGACGCTGATCCCTATTCATTCCCTCTTCCCTTCCCATAATATCCCGCTCCATCCTCTCAGCAAACTCACGATCTAAATCATTCTTCAAATCCTGAGCAGGGGCTTTCACTCCCTCAAAGTGCACAACATTTGACTCAGCATTAAAGACTGCGCCTGCAATCGCTTGGACAAGATCATCCCGCCCGTTCAAGATCTTCCTGACTCGACCCTTCTCTTCCTCCTGCTCCTTGATCTCCTGTATCCACATAGGATGATAAGGCATCTTGAAGCGTTCACCATACAAAGATGTTCTCAAAGCAGAGTAAGCTGCCATGTGATCACCTCGAACAGATACAAGATCATATCCTTTGTCTTTGTCATAATTAAGAACTACTCTAGAAGTAGTCCTATCAATAGATAAGTGAGCTGAGATGATTCCCCGTTTCTCCAAGTTCTGAATTGAGTGCAAACTCTGAAAGCCATCATATGTAACCAAACCTACCGGAAAACCAAGATCTTTGAAATCATAAATGATAAACTCAATATCAGACAATTCAATGTCCTCACCCTTTCTCGGCTCTATTCGTGCTGCGAAATCAACCACAAAGGAGGGCATGTGAACAGTCTCTTTCCTCTTCTCTCTAGTATTAAAGACTTCTACAGCAACAAAATGAGGTACATGCACAGCACATACACCAACAGCGTCTCGATTCTGTGCCAGATCCACATGCATGAATCTCAAATGATTTGGGTTTGGGCAAGTCGTACCATCAACAAACTTCCCCAGAACTTCATCAAAGATATTAGGAAGATCTTCATCAATAGCCTTCTCCACATATTCTAGACGACGAATATATGGGGAAATAGCACCAGTTACTCTTGAAGCCTTGTCTCTCAGAAAGGTCGGAGGATTATCCTTTGCATTGCCAATAAGCTCCAGAGGAGCATCAAACCAATGCTCAATGTCCTCTGGAGCCTTAAAAGACTTAATGACAGCTTCCAACCCGGATTGTCTCATTCTTCCTCTTGTGGTTCTTCCTCTTGTTCAGTATAACGAGGTAATCCCAAAACATCTTTAGCCATGCAAAGACGATAGAAAACCGTGATCTTCTCACCATCCTCATCCTCGTTCTCATGCTCACCATAAAGACCTTCAAGAATAATCCCTGAGAACTGCCCCACAATAACCTTCATACCTATGTCAAGATCAAGTTCCTCAATGAATTCCCCATTACCCTTTTCAATAATGGTTCCCACATTAAGTTCCTGCTCAGTTCTAACCTTCGCAGGATTGAACAAAAGAATCCCTTTGTATGTGGTCTTTGCCTCATACTTAATGATAATCTGATCCTGTAACAGTGTAATACCAGACACACCTTTGTTCAGAGGATACAAATCACTCAGATAAGAATGTGGTTGCTCTACTTCTTTTGGCATCTGTTGCTGTTGTGCTGCCATCTGTCTCGCCAGATCCTCTGGAACCAGTAATCCGTCGTTGTTTCCACTCATTCGTTTCTCCTTTTTGTTTGTTTAACTTGTAGGCTAAAGTCATCATTTTCAAAAAAACATCAAACAACATCACTTCCATAGGATCTTCCAAGATGCTGTAATTGTCATCATGCATGAAGAACTTCTCGTTCCTCTCATGATAACCCAGATACCATAGTAAATCCTCATCCTCCTCATCCTCCTTCCCATACATGATATCAGAAGTATCATAATTAGGATCGGGGCTTGGACTATATTTCCTGCTCTTAGGCTTCGCTTCCCATATAGATCGTTTACGCCAAAAGCATTTTGTTCTTCTTATCCCCTCTTCACCCTCTGTCTGTTCTATATATTCCAGATTTCTGATTCTAGTCTCCAGAAAATCCTTTTGGTATCTGGCGGAGGAGATCATGATAATAAAACCAGCCTCATTCAACTTATTTCCGAAACGAGATTCACGACGAGCATCAAGACTATCATGCATCTGCTGCGCTTGATCAAAGATCTCTGTAGTTGACCCAGACCCCCGCTTACTCCCCTTTACCTGCTCCAAGAAATTAGCTTCATCAACCACCGCACCCCATACATCAAAACCAAGAGCAGAAGCAACATCACCGGAACCAGGAAACAACACAGTCCTGTTCCGGGGTATATGAAGACGACTAGTGATACGAGAGTTAATTGGGAAATACTCCTTGTTAAACTGGCTCTGGAATAAAGGAATCACTTTATCAAACATTACCTTCTGAGCCAGATTAGCATTCTTAGACATGAAGACTTGCGCCACCGTAGAATTAGAAGCTAATCCAAAATGCTCAAACGGATTATAGTGAGCAGTGAACCTAAACCACTCAATGTAAGATAGTATAGACGCCATGAAACTGTTATGCGTAACGATAAAATCATCCGTAAGATATAAATGATCGTCATCATCTAAAGTTATACAACTAGCAAAATCATCAAAAACATACTCAACAGCTGTAATAAACCTTACTGGAAGATACTTCTTATTTACAGACAATCTTTCTTTTTTTCTAGGTAAAGTAAAAACTTCTCTATGTAAATCTTCCGGTAAATTAACAGTTAGATTGTAGTTAATAGCCCCTTTTAATTTCCTTCCATCATGTGTGTACCAAGGATTTTTTGTACTTACTGTAGCAACGCCCCCCAAAGATTCAACCAGTATTTTTATATCTTCTTTAAGTTGCTTGGATGATGTTGAATATGAAGGATTCTTTCCAAACTTAGTTCTGTTCTTCATCATTTTATCAGCTGTACCATCCGTATCCATCAAACCTTGTAGCAAAGACATTCTTACATCAACACTGTTGTATAGGTAATCCTCAGGAATAAACTTACTACAACTCTTGCGGCCTATCAAACCCATATCCCTTAAATCATAGAGCAGCTTATTCTGCACAGATTGAGATCTTCCACTCGATATCCTGTAACCATATTTAGAACCAACTACCTTCTTTAAGACCAATTCAGGATAATCTCTAACTAAGATAAGTTTTATCTTTTCCAAGATAAAATCTTCTGAACTAGTTAAAGTAACATTAACTGTCAAACCACCATCCCCAAGCAAAATCCCTAACAAGTAAGGATCAACTGAGATATCCTTCTCCTTGAAATAAACAGGTTTTGTCATAGGAATGCTATGATTCTTCATATCATTCCATTTAACCCGCTCAAACATAAGAGAATTGCTTATCTCTTTAGTGGTTTTAACAGAAGAAACAGGATGTTTTGTTACTTTTCCATTTATCCTCTTTTTTCTACCTCTTTCGTTCCTAGTAGAAGTCAACCACAAATGATCTTCGGTCACATGAGTACATGAACCATCAGAAAAAGACACTTTGTAAATTGGAACTACTCCTTGAGGATGTACTTGAACCACTTTAGCAGTAGAACCATTTGGAGTTGATACAATATCACCAACCTTAATATCTCCCATCAATTTAAAACCATCTGGAGTATACACCTTGGAATCATTTTTTCCGGCTTTCCCACTTCCAATAGCCTCTTCTAAAAAGACAAAATGAATCGGTCTCTCTTTCCGTTCCTCATACAGAGCTTCAATATCATCTAAAATTGGAGGATATATTGCGCCCCCCAAATTCAAGAAATAATCATCAAATATCAACTCTCTAATAGACACATTGGCAAAGGACTCAGCAATCGAGGGTGTCCAAGCCTTAAGACCTTTCCCCTCCCTCTCCAGTATATTCCGAAGAGAGTCCTCAGCCCCTCTTTGAAGCATCTCACCAACATACTTGTTAATATCCTGACCTTTTTTCATTTGACAAGATCCACAACTTCAACTTCAGTAACCTCTCCTGTATATTCCCCCCTAAGCTGTCCAGGTAGCACAACCTGTTCCCAAATTTCAGTCAGAATCTCTCTAGACTTATTCTTTGGCAGCATCTGATTAACCACAACAAAGATCTGTTCCACAAATGCCAAAATAATCTTAGGATCAAGTTTCAGGTTAGATTCAATACGAGATTTAGCTTCTTTAATTGCAACAATATCCTTTGCCAATTTCGATATGGCTCGAAGCTGCTTGAGATCAAACTGAGAACTCGGCATGAACTTAGCAACAGCCTCACCATCTCCCCCCTCCTGAGATCCCGGCATTTCTATAAGAGCTTCCCCCTCTTGTAACCTCTTAAGATACAACTGCATAACAGCATATAGAATCTTAAGTTCTGCATCTGGGGATGTTAGATCAGTAGCCCCTAATTCAGAGGCTTCCCTAAGAGCGTCTCCCAGTTCGTTTCCCTCATCCAAGGTCTTAGATACAAGACCTACCACAGCATCATGAGATTTAACCGTAGGGCGTGTTTCCTCAGGAGAATTGTCTACTATATCTGAAAAGACCTTTACCGGCGTTGTGCTATTGTTTTCTGGTACTTCTCCCAAATCAAACTCCTTATAAATTGAGGAATATATTCAATATTCTCCTCAAGAAATTTCATGTGTTTCTTGGAAAGCCTGAAGGACACCCTCTCTGTATACTTCTCATCCCTCTTCATATTCCACCTCAAGGATGTATTCATCAAGCATATCTCTCACCACATCAGAAAGATCTTTGTTAAGCATTTGCACAAGATTACGGAGCATTTTATCTTCCTCCTCCGTGATTCTTATGCTTTGAGGGATGCTTAGACTTTCCTTTTTTCTTTGCTTTAAGTTGCTTTTTACTATACTTTTTGACATAATCCTCTACCTCCACAATAGTAGAATATGAATAAGATCTTCCCCCTTTATTTCTTTTTCTTCCAACTTCCACCGAAATAATCTTACCTTCAAACAGAGGTAGTTTACAGCCAACTTTTACAGAAATACCCCCAAAGAAAAGTAATACACCTTCAGGCCAAACAGACTTTATACCACATTGATCAGTACACTTAAATGATCTGCAATTCTTCCTAAAATTAATAGTATTGGTATCCCCAACATAGAAAGAATTAAAATCATGCAGAGCATCTTTAATGATCTCTGCAATAAATGAACATGAAACAGAGTTTAACCAAGGACTCTTTGGCTTCAAATAAGTATTCACCTCTCGTTCAAGAACAATAAATGAAACTGGATTACTTTCACCTATTTCATTAAGACGCCTTAAACACCAGTTATAAACCAAACAAGTAGCATCAAAGTGATGATTAAGCTTCTTATACAGCACCGAGCCAGACACCATCGAAAGAATTGGAAGAACAACTTTTGCTTTCATACTAATAATATACGAAATTTTTTTGTTAAAGTCAAGTTTTTACAATGGTCTGAAGTCTTTTGGCATACCAAAACCCCTCTTTTCAACCTTAATAGTAACTATTAGCATTAAGCGCAATATTGTATCTCTGAACTTGGAACCCTCCGCATAGGTAAGCTGGCGTAGCCAGCTTCCCTAGCGAGAGAACTTCTATCAAGGTGTTAAACTGGGAGGAATCGTTTGGGTATGGTTAAAGGGCTTTTTTGGTCTTGGCTCAATCAAGACGCATTTCCCCAGGTAAGCTATCACCGAGTCCCTAGAGTGTATGAAAGGTAAGTTAGAACTAGTGAGAGACTTTGGAGTTGAGAGTTAACTAGTGTTTAGAGCCCGCTTAGGTTCCATACCCCCTACGGGGCTATGCACACCCACGCGGTCTGTCAGCCAGCAAAGCTGGCTGACAAAGTAAACTACTCTCTTGAAGTTTGAAGAGAGAAGAGTAACTTGTTTTCTAGTAATAACTAGTGAGTAACTCTAACTCTCTCTAATCAAGAGGAAGGAAGAGTGAGTTCTCTTTAATCTAACTCAAACCTCACTCAAAGTTAAAGTTAACTCAAAGTTCTCAAAGTTAATTAGCAACTGGAAGAAGACCAACAGGTTCCTACGTCCCTAACGGGTCGTAGTCACTATCCTGTGTCTGTTCTAAAGGGTGGGAAAGTTGTAGTGAGAGGAGTAGATACACTTCTCCTTTACCTGTCAATTTGAGTTTACAACGCACTTTTTATGCTCATGAAGAAGTAACTCGATCTTCTCCTTGAGAGTTCTCCCTGAAGTTACCTTCGTAACTTCATAAAAAACAAATATAAGTGCGTCGTAGACATCTTTAGGAGATGCTGAGGAGAGATGACGACCCCCAATGACTCGGTGGCAACTACTGGTGATCTGACAAGCGATCCTAGACTTCCAGTCCAGTTGTTGGAATATTTAATGGTTCAATAATTCTTTGAGGTTACACCCTTTAGGGTTTTACTGGAGGACTTTGATAGGACAGAAAGCTGGATAGCCTATCATCGTTTGTCATCATTGTGAGTAGAAAAGCGAGGTTCTAATGTAATGAATGACTGAGTTTATGCTTGTGCACCTTCCCTAACATCCAATTGTAACGATACGATTTCCCACCCATAGCATACTGTTCGCACACACCCCTAAGGTTCTTAGGGCCCGGTAGCTAATCGAGTAGAGCGGTTGTCGTCATGGTCTAAAGCGGTTACAATCAAATCCGAGCTGGACAGAGTACCGTTGCATTAGTCCTGGGAATAAACTTTACCTTGGGTCAGTTGTAATGATCACGAAGCAGCACGACATCCCTATATGTCTCTTGCAAAGCAAGGCTCCCAGCGAGATTACGACCCAATACCTTCGGCGATTGAGAAGACAAACTCATAAAAAACGCCTTCTCTTCGGAGCATTCCCACAAAGAATATTTCAATGAACTCCTTTAATATACGAAAAAAATATGACAAAGTCAAGTTTTTCTGACCCTCTGGAGTCTAATTAGGGTAACTTTATCGAGTTTTTTCTTCGGAAATAGACATTTCGTAGTTCTGTTCCTATATTGTATGAAACAAAATTAGGAGGAATTATGAACAGAGCTGAAAAGAGATGGTCAAGATTTTATTTGGTTGTTTCTTATTGTTCTCAAATATTAGGTGCTTACTGTGCTCCTCTATTTGAACAGATTACAAAGGTACATAGTGGAAGCCTTAGAGTACGAGAATTCTACATGAATCTTTTCATTTATGCTTGTATCACATCAGGAGTCATTTTAATAGGCTTCAAATACCCTCAAATATTTGCATATGTCATTTTAATTGCTTATATTGTTCTTAGTATCATCGTAGTCTTGTCAGGGATTTGGCTGGGCTTGATGATTGCATTAAGTAGGTTTCATAACAAGGTAGATTAACTAATTGATTCCTAAGAAGATAAGACGTAGAGAAAAGACTTTTTTTGGTACTTTGGGAAGAGATGTTGAAGCGAAATATTATAAACATCATCCTAACAGAGTACTGAGAAAGATTATAGCATTCTACCCTTCCAGTCGCTTCATGTCATTTTCTTTTGAAGGGTCTGAGAAGCCCAAGAGGTATATTCAAGCTTTTCGTAAAGAAGCAACTAAAGCTTGGATAAACAGGTTCTTAGATATACTTCCTGACATTAAAGACGACCCGGAAAAGGTACTTGCTTACATCTTTGTGATGAAGGTGTCTCTTGAGAAATTTGATCAGAAGATGTGGAACCTGCTCAAATACTATTTTCACTATCCGATGAAAGATTTGAAGCTGTATCAAACCTTTCAGACGAAACGGAGATTCTTTAAGACAATGCTTAATCCGACATTTATACAAGATAAATTACGGGTATCAATGAATACACAATTAATGGCTTTCAATTTGATACAGTTAATCTGGAATAAAGAGTTTCTTACCCCTGGCCAGAAGTCATTACTCTGGCTCAATACCTACAAACACCCCTTCCTTATGTACGCCTTCTTTCATACACTTCCCTTTGAGAACTGGTTGGATGGTGTCCCCTTCAGCCTGCGTCAGGAGATCAGAGAGAAGCTCCCTAATCTACTAGGGCTTTATGCCAGACGGGGGTTGATAGCAAGAGACAACAGATTCGGGATTCAAGACCCAACTTTCAGAGAACGAAAACGATTCAAATACTCTCAATCTGAGAAATACCTCAAGATGAAGAAAAGTTACAAGCGCCGTGAGAAAAAGGCGGATCAAGAGGTAAGAGCAACCAAGACTTTCTTAATTAATAAGCGTTTTGAACAAAGATACAAGGAGTAATTATGGCTAAGAAACCAATAACAGATGATGTAGTCGTTCAGATTTACATTCTTAAGGGCTCAGGGCGCAACTGGGACGAGATCGCAAAGGAGTTGGACATTTCCTATGAGGCAATTAAATATCCCGGCAGACGCCCTGCACGCAACTATATCCACTTCTTCACATCACATCATCGGAGCTTAAAGGAGACAGCACTCTTTCTTGGAATACCTTTGAATGATGATACCAAGGTGAATGTTAAGAAGGAGTTGCAGGCTCTGGATTTGATTGGAATCCGAGTCTTTCACCGAGACAATAATTACTACATGAAGATGCCACAATATGCATCAAACCACATTTTTGAGTTTGAAAGCAGCCCAAACATTGCCATTGTGTCAGACACTCATATTGGTAGTAAACACACCCGCCTTGACTATCTAACCGATTTCTATAACATTGCCGTCAATGAGTATGGAATTACGCACTTCTTTCATGCTGGTGATTTGACAGATGGTGTTGGTGTTTATAGAGGACATGAGTTTGAAGTTGATTATCATGGATTTGAAGAACAGAAAAGAGCAGTGATTGAGCAGTATCCTTATATTCCTGGAACAGTTACTCATATTGTATCCGGCAACCATGACATGAGTTTTCATGATAAGCAAGGTGCTCATATTGTGAATGCTGTTTGTCAGGAAAGAGATGACTTTCATTTCCTTGGTGATTATGGTGCGTTCTTCATGATAAATGGATTCAAGGTCTACATCCTTCACCAGAAAATGGGAATGGCATATGCTCAATCCTACCCTGCCCAGAGGATCATGCAGGGTCTTTATGGAGATATGAAACCTAACCTGTTGATTCTTGGTCACTTACATTCACTGGTTAGTCTAAACATCCAAGACACTGAAATCATTCAATGTGACTCATTCCAAGATCCTACCGACTTAGCTATCCGAAAAGCCTATCCTCATAATATATCAGGAGTTATCTTGAACATTAATAGCCTAAAGGTGGATGAGGATCACAAACAAAGATTTACATACGAGAAAATTAGGTATGGTGTAGGAGAAAATAAACTATTGACAGAGAGGTAAACATGCAACTTCTTGTTGAGCGACGAGTTAAGTATTCAGAACTCTACTTTTGGTGCTTCTGTTCAGAGGAGAACATTGATTGTGACATCAGGGAACAGTTCAATCCAGATTTGTACATTGAGCTTGATATCCTTATGCCTTTAGACAGTGGGATCATTGAAGTCTCAGATCATTTCTACGAGGAACTCTTCTCAGCTTCTGTTTCAGTTGACAGGTTTGGGGATGAGCCTCTTAGATCTCCTGTAGATGACGAGGATTAAATGAACACTCTATTACTTGTCTTGAAATCATACTTGTGTATGATAGATAGAGAATTGACAATAAGTCTACCCGTCAAGTATAATGTACATTTTGTCAGAGCTTGGATGGAGACCTTCTTTGAGCAAGATCTTCAGACATGTCAGTACTTCATAAAGACAAAGCAGAACATTAAAGGCAAAGATCAGAATACTTGTGCTGGGTGTCCTTTGCACCCTGAATTTTCTCTAGACATGTTACTACACCCGGAGAAGTACACAATTGGAGATTTGATGTGCTTCAATTCAGTCTCACCGGATCAGCACCCTCTTAAGATCTGGAAAGAATACAGGGACGTCCTTAAGGAAAGGCGTAGTAATGTTGAGAAGATTATACAGCAACTGCAAGATAAGGTTTTTGATAACAGTCCTGATCTTCGCAAGAATCTTGGTAGAAAAGTACTCATTGCATATACTCAAATGCACAAAAAGTTTACCCCTTTCCATTTACTTGCTTTAGAGACTTGGAATATGTATATTTACTTGTCAAAGATTCCTAGAGAGGAAATAGAAGAAAGGACGCCAGAAACTATTATGAAAATCAGGAAAAAGGTAGCTGACTCGAAAGACTTACTGGTATGGTGGGATGGTGTCTTGTCTGGACGGATAACGGAAGATGTGGAAGTTACCTTCAACGGCGAGGTGTTATGCAAACTGTAGAGGAAGTGAAAGTGAAAACGAGGGGTGAAGCTGTCAGAGAGATAGACAAGATCAAGGAAAATAATCCAGATGCTCAGGCAAGCTTTAAAAAGTTGGTTGTTAGTACCACAAACATAATCTATAAATTCAAAATCAAAAAATAAGGTGGAGTAACAAATTATGGAAATGAACAATTTCAGTAGGGAACTTTTTCTTCAACGGTATGCCTTTCCGGGGGAGACAACTTGGGAAGAATTAGCACATAGAGTATCAGCACATGTAGCCTCAGCTGAAGCTAATGGAGAGATCCCAGTATGGAAAGACAAATTCTTTGAAGCTATTGATTCAGGTGATTTCATTCCTGGAGGAAGAATCCTTTATGGATCAGGAAGACGCATAGGGGCTTTGCTTAACTGCTTTTCACTTGGGGTTGATGATGACCGTTTTTCAATTGCACAACTGTCTTATGATATGTATATTATTTCTACTTATGGAGGAGGAGTAGGAATCTGTTACGATGCCATCCGGCCCAAAGGGGCTCCCATTCAAGCTATAGATGGAGCTGCTCCAGGGGTGGTGTCTGAGATTACAAAGATAGATGCTATTGGTGGTGAAGTAGTTTCAGGGGGGAGTAGAAGGGTTGCTCTGTTAGCTCTTCTATCAATAGAACATCCAGATGTCTTAGAGTTCATTAATGTAAAAACCCAGTTGCATAGATTAAACAATCATAATATCTCTGTGGGGATTACAAGAGACTTCATAAAAGCCATTAAGAAGAACAAAGAATGGACTTTTACCTTTGGTAACAGAGATTATAAGATGTGGAAGTTCTTAAGAAGGAACCCCGATGGCCGAAGAAAAGAAGAAGAGGTACTTGTACCGGGGGTGACAGCAGAAAAAGCTCTTATAACTGCTGAGAACCACTGGAAAACCCATTTCAATGATGAGTTTGAGCTTCTCGGCAAAGAGAAGGTTATGGCTAGAGATCTCTGGAGTCTTATTATCTCAAACAACATCCAATCTGGAGAACCTGGGTTTCTCTTTGTTGATAATATCAAAGACAATTTCCCTAATTATATTGGTAGTTTCAATTCTACAAACCCTTGTCAGCCAGATTTTGCTACTGTACTTACTCCAGATGGAATCAGAACGTTTGCTGATATTGATGTAGGATCAACAATTTGGTCTGGAGATGTATGGACGTCTGTAATAAACAAAGTAGCCACAGGAATTAAGAAAGTCTATGAATATGAAACTGATCATGGAAGCTTTATTGGAACGAAAAATCATAAAATTGTACAAGAAGGGAAGAAGGTTGAAGTAGAAAAGGCAAGATCTATTGACCGTGCTAACACCCCCTTCTCTAGTAAAGAATCGAACTCCTCTGAAAACTTTACTTCACCCATAAAAACAAAAAGACATCTTGGAGAATTTCCTGTCTATGATATTACTGTTGATGATCCAAAACACACATATTGGTCTGGTGGATGTCTTGTTGCAAATTGTGGAGAAGTAGTTGGAGAACGGGATGCTAGTTGCTGCTTAGGATCTATTAATCTCTTTAACTTCTATAATGAGAAGACTAATGATGTTGATTGGTCAAGACTTGGTAAAACAATAAGAATTGCTGTAAGATTTCTCGACGATGTTCTCACTGTAAATCACTACCCAACATCTGCAACTAAAGAAGCAGCTTCAAGAGGTCGAAGAATTGGAATGGGAATTACAGGATTAGCATATCTTCTTATCTCCCTTGGTTTTCGTTATGGCAGTAAGAAAAGCATTGAATTCTTAGAGCGACTCTTTGCAACTGTGCGAAATGAGGCTTATGAAGCATCTATTGAGTTGGCAAAGGAGAAAGGAGCATTTCCTGCTTTTAATCTAGAGAAACACTTGGATAATCCATATCTTCAAAAGCTTCCGGCAAGGTTAATCAGGAGAATGAAAAAGTATGGGCTAAGGAACGTTGCTCTACTCACCATCCCACCTACTGGAACGACTAGTATGGTTGCTGGGATATCTACAGGGATAGAACCCATCTTTGCCCCCGTGTATCTTAGAAAGTTCAGGAAAAACAACACTATGCATGAGGAATTAGTGATGGATAGGCTTTTTGCAGAATATCTTAAAGAGGGGAAGGACACCTCTGCTTTTGTAGGAGCAAACGAGATAGCTCCTGAGGAGCATTTGGAGATTCAAGTTGCTGCTCAGGCCCACATAGATAATTCGATCTCGAAAACAATTTTAGTTCCTGAGGACTATACTTCTGAACAGCTTGAAGAGTTACTTCTAGACTTTGTTGACCATCTTAAGGGGGTTACTATTTTCCGTAGTGGATCACGAGAAGGTGCTCCTTTACAACCAGTTTCAATAGATCAGTTTACACAAGAAGAACTTCTAGAAACAGCGGCTAAATATACAGTTTCATCCGATGATAATTGCAGAAATGGCACCTGTGATTTGTAGAAGATAGACAAAGTAAGATTCTATTCCTATATTGTATGGAGGATAATATGTCAGACAAGAAAAAGATGCATCAGCATCTACTTAAGGAATTGCATGAGATTTGGGAAACCAAAAATGCTAAATATGGTGACTCGTTTGGAGAAACTCATCAAGAATTTGGCAGTATTGCAGCTTTAGTAAGAATCAGTGATAAGTACCGTCGAATGAAGCAACTGATAACTCATCCTGAAGAGCCTAATGATACAGATGAGTCTTTAGAGGACACTCTCACTGACATGGCTAACTACTGCGTAATGTTGGCTTTAGAACTTCGTGTAGAGAAGGAAATGACTAAGGAATAACTCATGTTTGTACACAAACTTAAGAATCAGCTACCAGTAAAAGTGTGGTCTGATGAGCAAGCCTTGTATTCTGATGAAACATCTCTTCAACAGATCAATCACTTATCTTTGTTTCCTGCTGCATATCATCATGTAGTGGTTATGCCAGATTTCCATGCTGGGTATGGAATGCCCATTGGAGGTGTTCTAGCTACTGAGGGTGTAATAATTCCTAATGCAGTCGGTTTAGATATTTCATGTGGAATGCTTGCTATACCAACTAGTTTATCAGACATCCTTGTAGATGATCTAAAGAAAGTTATGAGTGGAATCAGAAAGAGAATCCCAGTAGGATTTGATCATAGAACAGATTCTTGTTCTATTAATGAAATGCCACATTTTGAAGTAAATAAAAAGGAGTATCCTATTGTTTCTCAAGAATTTGCATCAGCAAGAAAACAACTAGGAACTCTCGGTGGAGGTAATCATTTCATTGAAATCCAAGAGGGTAGTGATGGTTTTATTTGGTTTATGATTCACAGTGGAAGTAGAAATCTTGGATACAAGGTAGCAAGGCACCACAATAAAGTCGCTATCAAATTAAACGAGAGATGGAGGAGTGGTGTTCCTAAGAAATGGGAGTTAGCTTTTCTACCTATTGAAACTGATGAAGCTAAGATCTATCTCCGAGAGATGGAATATTGTATGGATTTTGCAAGTCTCAATAGAAAAAAGATAGCAGTAGATATTATTACTGCATTCAGAGAAATATTTCCAGATATCTCCGTTGGAAACCCTTATCATATAAATCATAACTATGCTCGGTGGGAGAACCATTTTGGTAAGAACGTGATTGTTCACCGCAAAGGGGCTACTAGTGCTAGAAAAGGTGAGCTTGGTATCATTCCAGGCTCACAAGGAACCACTAGTTACATTGTCAAAGGTCTTGGCAATCCAGAAAGCTTCATGAGCTGTTCTCACGGTGCTGGACGAACTATGAGTCGTACACAGGCTAAGAAAGAACTCAGCCTCGAAGCCGAACAAGATGTACTTAATTCTCAAGGGATTGTTCACAACATTAGAAATCTCAACGATTTAGATGAGGCTCCTTCTGCTTATAAACCCATACAAGAAGTTATGGATCATCAGAAAGATCTTGTTGAAATCATTGTTACACTCAGGCCATTAGGCGTAATCAAAGGATAAATATGGCACCAGACACTAGAGGATTCATCAACAGCTTCTATAATGCTGACTGCCTTGAGATTATGAGAGGTCTTCCAGACGAGATCATCGACTTGATCTTGACCGACCCTCCATATTTGATTAATTATCATACAGGTCGCCGTCAGAATCGTGAACATAGGTTCTGCCAGCCTTGTAACGGTGATAATAACCCAGAACTCATTCAGGAGGCTATTAAAGAGTATTATCGTCTCCTGAAGCCGGATTCGGCCCTTTATATGTTTTGCGGATCACAACATGTTGATTTCTTCAAGCAAGAGCTTGAGAAGTATTTCACAATTCGCAATATTATCTGCTGGATCAAACAAAATCACAGTGCCGGGGATCTTCGTTATGCTTTTGGCAAGAAGTATGAGATGATCTTTCTTGTAAATAAAGGCAAAAAGCCGTACATAGGAAGTCGTCTCACAGATGTTTGGGAGTTTGATAAAGTACCTCCCTCTGAACAAATACACCCCAACCAGAAACCTGTGGGACTCTTGGCACAGTCTATTCTCAAGCATTCTAATCCAGGTGACTTGGTGCTGGACACTTTTGCAGGAGTTGGAAGTACAGGAATTGCCTGCCTACGCACAGGAAGAAACTATATGATGATAGAAAGTGATCCCGGATTCTACAAGCTTGGTCTGGAGAGAATAAACAGGGAGCTTGTATGATAAGTCATGATGGGTTATTAGGAAATCATATCACTAAGGTTAAAGAAATAGACGACTTCAAGACGGAAATATCCTTTGAGGAAGACGGTAGTTGTGATCTGTTTTTGTCTTTTTCCACGGGAGGAGACAAGACAAGAGATCTTCTTGAAAAGATATTTCAAAACATCAGTGAGTTAACCAACCCGGAGATGCCTTATCCAAATGTTAAGCAGTGTTATGTCTTTACAGAACAATGTGTTATGTGTACTTTGGAAGGACATCCTGACGTTCTTGAACCAATTCTGGAACAGATAGAACTACTGTTTCCAGTCTTAAGAGTATCCTACCGCGATAGTGGTTGGATCGACAATTTAAACATAGATTAGAAGGAGAAAAATATGGAAGTTAAACTTTTACGATACCCCGGTATAGATATATCGGAATATGCGGCACGTAAGTGTACCAATCTTGAACAAAAATGCGAGAAACATATAAATTGGAAATTCCTTGATAAACTTTTCAACGAGCTGAAGCATCGTTCAGTATTCAGACACACTACTTTTCAATTCGAGTTGAATTTCACCAGAGATGTTCTACAAGAATTGTCACGTCATGATGTAGGTGTGGTATCCTCAGTAAGATCAACTAGATACACATTAAGACCTTTGGTCAAGCTTCTAGAGGACGGGGACGAGGACAAGATAATTAAGTACCTTGAAAAGAACACGGGTCTTTCTCCTCAACTGCTTAGACGATACATACCTGTTCTTGATTTTGTCTTGGTTTCACACGCCGAAAGTACAATGAAGGAGAAAATCAATGCCCTGAAGACCGTGTTAGTTGAGGGTTGGGCTAGTAGTGGGGTCTATACTTTTAACCTACAAAGTCTTGAAAATCTCCTTAGACAAAGGTTAGCGTCAGATGCTTTGGAGCGGTTCAGAGAACTCTGCTTTGAGATCTGGAAAGTCTTACCTAAGGGAATCCAGTGGTTACTGAGGTACACTTACCAAGAAGCTACAGGTGAAGAGCTTGAATTTAATGATGTTCAGGAGTTTGTGGTAGATGGATACTTCGAGTACAATACTCTCTTAGTGAAGAGATTAGACAATAGTGACAAAGATGTGGCAGAAGAGTCTGCCAAAAAGACAGCCCCATCAAAAAAGGAGAAGTAACCTCTTGTTTATAAACGACTTGTAAAATTGGCATGGTTTTTGCAGGAGTGGCAGTTACATAAACAAAATAGGAGGTTTTATGTTTGATTTAAGTCCCTCCAGAGTCCATCTCTGGAACCGTTCGTTTGATGATTCTTTTGATAGAATCTTTAACACATGGCCTTTTCACTTCCTGTCAGAGGATTTCCAAGCACCTTGCTGGAAAGAGAATGAGAAGAGTTATGAGATCGCATTTGATGTACCCGGATTAGAGAAGAAAGATCTCAAAATTCTGTCAGAGGGCAACGCTCTTTCTATTAAAGCTGAATGGGAAGTATTAGGACGGAAGTACCACATCAACAAGCTGATTCGATTCTCTGGTGTGAATGCTGAGAAGACCACGGCTAAGTTGGAGAATGGCATCTTAATCATCACAATTCCTAAGGAGAGCTTCACATCGAAGCAGAAGTTGATTGATGTCAAGTAAGTCTGAAAACCAGATGGGGGTGCAAACTCCTGTCTGGTTTCATTTTTTCTGGACAAATTGAGGTTTTGTTCCTATATTGAATTAGGAGGGGTACTTGTGGGCAAATGTGTTGAAACTGTTCCTAAGGAAAATGGACAATATGGAATTATGATAAACGGGACTGAGATTGGAAGACCTTTCCGTTCTCACCCTGTTGCACTTGATGTTCTAATCTGGCTAACCAATAATATAACAGAGCTGTTAAAAGTTCTAACAAACAAAGAGGAGGACTGTGAAAAAGGAATTGACCGAGAGGGAAGTAGAAATACTTGAAGCCCTCAAGAATGAAGGTTTCATTCTTGGAATGATGTTCAGAGATGAGCATCCATCAGATTTTGTTGTATACAAAGCTAATATCATAACTAAAGAAACGGGGAAAATATGGTTTGGAGATTTGAATTTGACTCAAGATGGAAAAGCTCTTAAAGGATTGGCTAAGAGGTTAAAGACCACTTTCTATGTTCTTTCTGAGTCTGATGGTCGATATGGAAGGGAAAATAGATCAATGGAGAAACTTATAAGTAAAGCTCTATGGAGCACAGAAAATGAAAACACTTGACAATGTTTTAGAGAAGTTTATTGGAGGAGATCCTGAGAAACTTGTGAATGCTGGTGAACTTTCAATCGTCTTAAAAGAGTCCTTTAATATTCTCATTTGGTTACTCATACTCATCTTTATCTGGACATTGATTAAAGATGTTATGATATCCCTTGTTCGTGGATTCCTTTTCTACAGGCAGAAGGATTTCCTCGAAGACGATATGATTTTCGTGAACGGGCGTCGTTGTAGGATTCACCATATTGGCCCAAGAAAGACAAGTTTCATAATGAAAAATGAGGAGACAGGAGTTATCACAAAACTTGTACTAAGCAATGATGTCTTGAGAAATCAAGTTATGGAAAAGATTCTTTCCAATAACGGGAATTAAGGAGGAAACTATGCAAGACTTGTTCGATTTGAATTATCGGCAGTGGGTTGAAAGTAACTTTCACATTTTCAACAGCCGTATTGGACGAGTAGGAAGATTTGAAGAAGGAGAAAATGCTGTTTGCATTCTCCTTTTTGAGGTAGGAGAGCATAATTCAGAAGCAGAAACCCTATTCTGCAAATACATTCTTGGTACTTTGAAAAACACATACGAAGGGAAAATAACGGATACAGATTTTGTTGCAGAATCAAAAGAGGACGGCACTGCTGTTCTCTATGTTGGAGGTTTTGAGTTCCATTTTCTTTTCATGACAAAGGATGAAATTGGAGACATGCCTTGGAAGGAAGTTTACAACATTATAACACTAGAGAAGGATCTCTATCGTTTTGAGATAATGAGCTATGAAAGCAGTAGTACCCACTAATCCACTTGAGAACACAGTTAGACCAGTAAGCAAGAGTGTACCAAAAATGACTCTACTGGGAGCTGTTAGTTGGTGTATTAAACATCAAGCTATTGTTACTTTTAAGGAAACTGTTCCTGATGAAAAAGGAGGTCTAGTTACTTACATTAGAATACGTACCAGACATTTGATAACCGAAGCATCTTACAAGTCTTTACAAGATGCAGTAGAAGCCCATATTATACAGTCAGAAAGGAATATATGATGACAAGGTTGTTAATAGCATTTTGTATATTTTTTCTAGTGTCTATGGCTCAATCCGCAGAGATCCGAATCCCAGCTGGGTTTTATATAGAGACAATGGAAAATTTACAAGATTCAACAGTTTACTATGCTGCACCAGGAGATATGGTTACAATAATGGGGAACCCTGCTGTCTTGTTAACAACAGAACGTGCCATTACATTTCGTAATTTTCATTTTCGGGCAAGACCGGACACTGGAATTACAAGAGTTGTATCAGTTACTAAAGCCGCAGAGAATATTCGATTTGAAGATTGTGAGTTCTGGGGAGGAACAAGTTGTATTTCCATCAGTCGTCCTAACTGTACTCTAATTCGTTGCCGGATTCACGGTGCTACTTCGCATGGTGTTTATGTATCAGCTCATGATAGAGGTGGTCTTAATAATGGTTCACGCACTCCTGACAGCTTACAAATCATTGATTGTATGGTTTATGACTGTGGTAAATGGGGGCTACATTTCAACAATGAAGACTGGGAGGCAACACCAACAGGAATGTACATTGAAGGAACCATTGTAAATAACTGTGGTGGTGGATTAGTAATTGCGATGGGAATAGACACTGTTGTTAGAGATTGCGAGTTTAGAAATAATCGTAATGGTGTTTGGGTAGGTTATAAAGACTCTGAAGGTACTTTGTTTATTGATTGCGTAAGTGAAAACAATAACGGAAGAGAATGGACTTTTGACTATCCTGCTAGGATTGTTACGAGAAAGAAAGACAAATGAGCTTAATCAAATGGGCAGACAATGGTGATTATCTCATAGCAACTGTTGAAAATGGTAGTTGGATATTTCGTAGTAAGAAAATCGTAGGAGAGATTCTTAAAGAAGACGATGGGCGATGGGGTGCTTATCCAAAACGAGCGCCTTGTTTAGGCACTTTTAAGTTTAGGTGGTTAGCTAAAATGAAAATAGAGCAATACTATCACAAAGGATTAGCATGAATCGTCTCATTGTTGGGGACTCTCTAGAAGTTCTCAAACGAGTAAAGTCTTCTATTTTCGACTGCATTATCACAGATCCTCCATACGCACTGATCTCTGGAGGGTACAGAGAAAATCGTTCTGGTGGATTCATGAATTCCAAGTGGGATGCTGCACTCCCCTCTGTTGAGATGTGGAGAGAATGTCTAAGAGTTTTGCGTCCGGGCTCTTTCGCCTTCGTCATGTCAAGCCCAAGGCAAGATCTTCTATATAGGATGATTCAAAGGCTTGAAGAAGCTGGATTTATGATCAATTTCTCAAGTCTGGCATGGGCTTACTCTAGCGGCTGGCCCAAAGGTCTGAATTTAGGTAAAGCGACAGGAGACCCAAAATTAGAGGGGTGGTTTGCTGGACTCCAAACCAAACCATCCTCGGAAATAATTATCGTAGCGATGAAACCAATAAAGGAAAAGAGTTTCAAGGCTCAAGCTCTTAAAAATTTGAAGGGGTGTACAAACATAAATGCTTGTCGTATTCCCAGTGATAATATGCCAAAAGTCTATTCCTCTGCTACCCCTAGTCAATCAGGACGATATAACTGGAATCGTGAAGGATACACCAAGAAAGGTGAGCCACAATCAGCTGATCCACGAGGAAGATTTCCAGCTAACATCTTGTTTTCCAGTAACTTCGGGGGTGACTTCAATGAGTACTTCAGTTTAGATGCTTGGTGGAAGAAATCTGGAGCACTTGATGAGATCAGAGAAACTTATCCTTTCCTTTTTGTGTCCAAGCCAAATAAGAAAGAAACCAATTGTGGCTTACCTAAAGGCAGAAAAAACAAACACTTAACCGTAAAGCCATTGAAGCTCATGTCCTACTTAATCATGTTAGCAACACGAGAGAATGATTTAATCCTTGATCCTTATGTGGGCTCAGGTACAACTTGCATTGCTGCTAAAGCATTGAAAAGACGAAGTATAGGTATTGATATTGACAGAGACAACATCGAGATTGCTAAGAAACGCCTCGAAGCTTTCGAGGAAGGAGAGTCGTTATGAGTGATAAAAAGACTCCAAAGATCACAGGAATCAAGATCAAGATTAAGGATCAGGAAATAGAAGTTACTCTAGAAGAAGCACGAGATCTTTATTTAGAACTACGCAAAATTTTTAGAGAAAACCCTAATTTTGATACTCCTCCAGTGACTATTCCAATACCTGTTGAACCTTATAAAACTCCTCCTTGGGTTCCTGATCCTTGGAGTCCTTGGTGTTCATACCCAAACTCTTGTCAAATCGAAGGAGACTACATTCAAGTATTTTGGGGGTGGGAGTAATGATCAAGTTAGGTATTGATCTAGATGGAGTGATTCGTAACTGGGCTCGTGCTGTTATGGATGTCTTTTGGGAAAGAGTCCCTCTTTCAGTAAGATCAAATGAGGTCACTGATTGGGGTTTCTCAAACATTGATCTTCCAATGGAGGTCAAAGTCAATCTTATCTTCAATATTTGGTGGAGACCTATTTACAGAAAGATGATTCCTTTAAGAGATGCACTTTTTGGCTTAAGAGTTCTTGGAGATTGGGTAGCTGATAAGCCAATCAAATTGATTTGTGTAACTGATCAGAAAAACGATGCTCTCAAAGAAGCAACACTGAACTGGTTAGGTCAGTATAATGAAACTCGCATTTTTGATGAAGTTCTTATTGAGCCTGACTTAAATAAAGCAAAGCTTGGCCTTGATTGGCTTGTAGACGATGCTCCACACAATTTTGAGCAGTGGGTTGAAGAGGAAAATGATATCTCAAGGTTTATTCTTATGGGTGCTAAATACAATCAAGATGTTCCTGCATTACACAGAATCAAATCATTGATCGAAGTTCCTCAAATTATCAACGGAAAATAGACATTTTTCAAAAAGGTTCCTATATTGTATAGGAGGAAACTATGCCGATTTATCATTACAAGTGTTCTGTCTGTGGAAAGGTAGTTCATCGCTTTCGCAAGATTGCTGATAGAGAAGATCCTGTTTGTTGCAAGCAACAAATGTCAAGATTGTTTTTAAGTGCTGATTTCATACTTCGAGGGAAAAACTGGGCAAAAGATGGTTATGGAAAGGGTTTAAAATGAGCAAGTTGCGTAATTATGGTAAGAAGGTTCTCTGGATTGATACAGAGACAACTGGCACTAATGTTTTCAAAGATGATGTTATTCAGATTGGTGCAATTCTAGAGATCAATGGTGAGGAGAAAGACACACTGAAGCTTACATTTCAACCTAAAGATGTTGATCTTGATAATCTGAATCCTTATCAAGAAACGGCCTTGTCTGTAAGTGGTCTCACACCGGAGATACTCAAGGAGTCTCGTGATAATCCAACAGCTTGGAATGTCTTTAAGACTTGGTTAAGGCAATATGTTGATCCTTATGATCCTTTAGACAAACTGACTGTATTTGGTTACAATGTCAGATTTGACATGGATATTCTCAGGACTTGGTGGAAAAAGAATAACGATAAATTCTTTGGAAGCTTCTTTTACCCAATTCCTATTGATGTTATGATTCTGTTTGCAAATAATCTCTACGAGTTTCAAAAAGTGTTAAATGGAACCAGAGAGTTTCCTAATAATATGCAACTCAAGACAGCTCTTGACTGGTGTGGGATTGAAGTAGATGGTCAGCTTCATGATGCCTTTACTGATATTAAAGCAACAAAAGCTCTTTATGAAAGGTTAAAAGGAGAAGAATAGTGGATGTTTATGAGCGGTGTCCTTATTGTGACACAGCATTGTATAATGACATTTATGACTATTGGTGGCATCACGAAAGCCCAACCAGTTTTGACTTTAAGTGTCCTGAATGCAAAAAGGTTTTCTCTGTTGAGGTCGAGGCTATACCAGATTTTCTGTGTTATTCAAAGGATGTCCCGCAGAGTACAGAGGAGGAGAGTGGTAATGAGTGAGTGGGAACTCGACGCGGGGGAACAATGAATGATATAATGTTTATCAAACTTGAGTCAGACAAGGAGTTTGACCATACGAGTGTTCTGATGGAAGTCAATCAACTTGTTGGCGCTGAGAATTTCATTGTCAGCGAGACGAAGCCGCTCGACCCGGCGCTACTGCGGGAGGCGGAACGGGGCTTCAATAATGTCACAAGGGACTTGAACAAAGTTCTGATTCAGCATCCCGATTCATTTGAAACAAAGTCTGCCTATTCAACAGCGAGAGATATGGTGACACAACTCCGCGCCGCGCTGGGTGACGGGGAGCGGGGAGAGGAGGGGTGATGATGAGTAAGATTGAATTGATACAAGGTGATTGTATAGAACGAATGAAAGATATTCCTGATGGAAGCGTGGATATGGTGTTAGCTGACCCACCTTATGGCACAACTGCTTGCAAGTGGGACAGCACCATACCGCTTGAGCC